GTATTCCACCGTCGCACCATATTCCAACGTGGTCGCTGCACCCGTGACCAACACGACACCCGGTCCCATTTCGTGGGGAGGCGAATGGATTCAACTCGTGGCGCCTACACAGACTCTTTTGACGACTGTGACTCTGACGCCCGTGAGCGCCAACTTGGCCCCGGGCGAGTGCCTCATTTTGGGAAACAGCGTCGAGAGTAATTCTGGTTGGACAATCCTGAACGGCCCGACGACCCTGACGGGAGCGGTCCAGACCGTGACCGTCAACGCTAGTGCGGCGTACCGCTGGTTCCGCGTCGTCTTCACCAAAGCCTTCAACGGCACAACTGGTTACAAACCTGCTGTGAACGTCTCGATGACCGGTCGGCAGACGGCCAAGATTCTCTTGAACGGCTCATTTTTCATCGTAAATCAGGTGGGTGTTCCAGCAACGTCTGTTGCGACTATAGTCTGCCAGTACAACGGTTTCTTGATGACCCCCTCGACCACGACGCTCAAGTCGCCCCTTAAGGTCACGACCGATTTCACAACCGTCGGCAACGTTTTCAGTATTTCGAACGTTACGAGCCAGAACACACTAGCCTTCAGTAACGTCGGTACATATATGGTCACCGGAGTCATTTCGACAGCCAACCAGCTCACATCCATGTCGATAAACGGTTCGGACGGAAGCTCCACAACCTTCCCGGTAGGTCTTGGTATGTACCCACCCGTGACCGTCAACTTGCCGTTTCGAGTATCGAACACAGCCACCAGGTATTCCATCAGTCTTGCAGTCAATGGCTCGACGGTCGCCCCGAACATCTATTCGAACACGTTTTTGGCCGTGTATCCAATATCGTCAAATGCAAATTCCCCTGCTAATTACGTCTATTACGACTCGGTCGCAACCTTGGCCATTCGTTCGGCCGAACTCAAGATCGGAGGCCAGTCCATCGAGACACTCACGGGTGAATACATAGAGCTCTGGAACGACCTGAACGTTACGTACGAGAATCAACCGGCCCTCAAGCTCCTCACCGGGAAGGCGGACACGACAAGGGCTCTATCGTACCGGACGTACTATGTGAATTTGCCCTTTTATTTCTATAACCGCCCCGAACTTGCGATTCCACTGGTGGCGCTCGACCGCCAAGACGTTGAGGTCCATGTGAATTTCAACACATTCAAAAATCTCACGGCCGTATCTGGGGTTGTGAATCCCACGCTCGACGCGACAATCATCACAGAGTACGTGTATTTGTCCGAGCCCGAAATCAACTGGTTCCGCACGAGTCGCATAGAACAGGTCATAACACAGTGTCAGTACGGAACGTTCAGACTCCAGCCCAGTTTCACGTCGGGCGTGTTTGTCCTAGAGTTCAAGAACCCGATCCGAGAGATGTTCTTCATTATTCAGACAGATGGCGCTGCACCCTATGACTACTCTGGAAACGGTCTTCAGAGCATCGGACTGAGCTTCAACGGCTACGAGGCTATGAGCGCCAGTACAAACGACGCCGTCTCTTTGGGATCCTTGGAACCTTTCAATCACTATCCGAATTTCCCTACGAGACAGTTCTATATGCACTCATTCTGCATGTCGCCAGGGTCGACCGCGCCTTCGGGCTACGTGAACTTTAGCCGCATCAAACAGGTTCTACTGACGCTCAACACCAATACGAACGCACTCGCTCGTAATTTACGCCTGGCTTTTGTGAATCACAACGTTTTGAGATTTGAAAATGGACTTGCAGGGTTGATGTTCAACTAGTGAGTAGGTCCCTGTCTCCCTTCCGCGCCGCGGCCGACGGAAAACAATGTTTTCCTTTACTAGAGATGGCCGCCCGTGCCAATTTAGCATCACTCGGTAAAGAGGATGTCATCTTGAGCGGGGAACCCGAGGCGACGTACTTTATCGAGCGGTACAAAGGTCACGCGTCTTTCGCCCAGCGTGTCGACACCGTCAATTTTCAGGGAGATTACGTCTACTTTGGGGCCGAGTCATACGCCGTCATGCCTCGTTCGGGTGATCTCATATCTAAAATGTATCTCAAAGTTAATTTTCCTTTGGAAAAGTTGGGCACCGGATCTGTCCGTGACTCGGTCGGCACCTTGATGATCGATTACATAGAGCTTTACATTGGGAGCCAACTCATCGAACGCTTCTGGGGAGAGTTTCTAGCCCTCAAATGGGACCTCGAGGTTCCGCAGAGTAAACAGGGGGCCCTGACGGGTCTCATAGGCAAGGGAACGAAGACACCCGCGGCAACCTACACGGTCCCCATCCCCTTTTCTGTTCTCGAAAAAGGCCTGCCTTTGTGCGCATTCAAAGAAGATGTGACGATCCGGATGGGCCTCCACCCCTCGACCGTCTTTACTGAGCCGTCCGTAGTCATCTCACCACCTGTGAATATGGAGCTCGACGTCGAATACACATACCTGTCCGACCCGGAGGTGGAATTCATCAAGTCTCACCCTCAAATGTACGCTTTCGAACAGCTCCAGAAGAATGAGTTTTTCGCGCCCCAAGGCATCAACGCAATCACGTGCCCTCTGACCATCATCAATCCAGTCAAGGAAATATTCATGACGATCCAGAACGACTCAGCCAAGGGATACGACTACTCAAACGTCGCGGGGGGGTCGACCGATCAGCTCGCTTCGATGGTCCTGTTCTTCAATTCGACCGACCGAATCTCATCCGACGTCGGGACACCAGTTTTCCTCAGAAATATACAGGCTCTAGAATTTCACACACGTGTTCCCAACTACCTGTTCTATATGTACTCGTTCAGTCTCGACCCCGAGTCTGTTCAGCCCAGCGGCAGCGTCAACTTTTCACGCATAGACCAGAAGAACCTCGTCCTGACCATGAACCCCAGTCAGACGAATAGGTACGTGACCGTATACGCCCTCAGCTACAACTTCTTGATGGTCGGTGGTGCGACAGCCGAAGTTATATTTAAAAATTACATCTCTTAGAAATGGTCGAAGCGGCAGCGATAGACATATTTCTACCGGTCATGGAGTCGGCCGTTGTTCTGTCGGCTCACTACTTCAAGGCGGCCGGCCGGGACTGTGTACAGGCCGAGGACATGCGCATCGGTATGATGTTTGCGGCTCGGAACGTCGCAGGAAAGCAATTGGGGACGCTGTTTCCGGAGCTTTACGAAGATGACTCGGACGGAGAGTCCGGATCGTGGGAAACCGTTTCTGGGGACGGGGACGAAGAGTCCCCGGCCGACGTTTGGACCAAGTATGAAGGCACGGAGGATGAGATGGCCCGGAAGATGAACGAGTGCGCCGAAACGTGGGACGCGTGGGAACCCGAGACGCCTGCAGAACGTGCGCTCAAAAACGCGGTAGACAAACAGAGAGAAGAGTAGATGGACTGGGAGTCCGACGAGGAGTCCGAAGAGGAACAGAAGCCCAAGTACTCTGTGATTCTCTCAGAAGAGGAATACGAGGACGACGGCCCTGAATCCTATGAGAAGGATCCCCTTCAGGACAATTTTGAAGACCCAGATCCTAGCCCTGAAATAGAAGGCTGGGATCCACGCGAGGCGCATAATTATTTTCGGCTTACTTAGTAACAAATGGCCTCCACTCTCTCTTCCGTCGCTCTCCAGGTCGAGGCTCAGTCCGTCAACGCCATCATCGCCGGCTTTGCGTTCGCTAGCGCCATCTCGTGGGTCGATGCCATTCGCTGGGTAATTTCGCAGCTGATCCAGGTGAACAAGAACGGTGGACAGTACTACTTCCTTACGGCCATCTTCACGACCCTCCTGTCGGTCGTGGTGTTCATGGTCGCCAAGGCGTTCATCAAGAACGTCGAGGTCAAGGAGGCCCAGGTGGCATACGCAGTTACGCGCGCGTAATCGGCACGACCTTTACGGGGACTTGCACAGGCACAGTTCCTACGGAACTGGGACGAGTCTTCCAAACAAAAATAAAACCTAAAATAGCGAGGACGACTAGCCACCACTGAATACGTGGTCGCGTCTCCTTGGGTTCCGCCTTTGGAATCTGAAAAGTCATCGCTTCTACAATTCGTCTAATCTCGACGTCTTGTAGAGGTGGAGGAGGCGGCAAACGCCGTTCCTCGTCATCGGTCACGTGAAGCCGAAGCACGAATGCATTCGTGTCCCATCCACGAAAATTCAGAGGCGTACCCGTCTTGTCGTACCAGCGGATCGTCAGCCTCTGTAGGACCCCGATGGGTTCCGGATACTCGACTGAAATCTTGTAATCCTTTTTCTCGTGGAAATTCTTGATGCACCCGGAGGCCACGTCCATGATGATGGGCGCAAAGTTCCTCGTGGCATTGGATCCACTGAACGTCCCGGTCGCACTGTCGATAGATTTTGCATCCAAATTCCACGGAGTCCGGAGCTCGTCAATGTCCAAGAAGACGTACTCGTTCAGGCTCAGATCCACGAGGGTCTCGGATCTTACGATGTATTTGCCTGCAAACCCAGGGTCCAAAGTGCCCGCGAGTGCGGCCGTGTACGTCACGCCTTGTCTCAGACCGACCATATGCGCTAGCTCGCTCGATTGAATTTTGATAGTAAATAGGCTCGATTGAGAAAAAATAAACTTACCCTCGTCTGGAAGGTACGTGGCCGTCATGGCGGTCTCGATTCCGTAGACTGAATAAAACCCAGGATTCATACTCACATTCGACGAATTGATCGCGTAGGTATTCGATCCGTCCGTCAGATTGTACATGGTGTTGGGCACACGGGCACTGACCAGATCGACACGAGTCACGTTCTTGATCGGTGTGGTCAGATGGAGGACGTACGAATTTCCACTCGGAAATACTTGAGCGTCCCTATTTTTGGAGTCGACAAACACGAGACGACTCATCTACTCTAATTTTAGTTTAAAATTTAGGCCTGAGCTTCGGTCCAAAACAGGTTGACTTGGGCCGCAGTGGTCGAGCCGGTCAAATTAGTCAGCAAAATTCCAAGCACATCGGGTCCGTCGGGGAACATCTGATTCCCCCCAATCACAGAGTTCGCCATTTCCTTGAGGTTCGAAAGGTCGAGATTGTTCTGGTTGTTTGCTTGAACGATGGTTGAGAAGATGCGCTCACCTGGGCCTGCAGTACCGGTGACGCCCGTGTAGATCTGTGCAAAACTCGGCTGGGACCCGTTCACGACCGAGTTGATATTGATCCACTTAGTTGAATCTATAGCGAGTCCCGTGGGATTCAGGATGCCCGTAACGTTGACGTTCACTGTACTGGTCACCTCGAGCTTCTGGAGAAGAAGCTGAGCACGATTCAGCAATTCACGATTTCCAAGGTCGCCCACGATACTGTTACTCACAGATGGACACAAGCGAATCAAGAAGGGGATGACCGTGTTGCCCACCCCCCCGCCTACGACCACTGCCGTGTTTGCATAGTTGAAGAAGTAGCCGCGGTCCTCGTCAAAGCTACCATCCATGAGAAGAGCCGACCCCCAGTGAGTCAAGCTGGGCGTGCACGTCACGCTCGTAAGAGAAACGGTCGTGGTTGAAAGATGGGACGACGCCGTCTGACCGGAAAAGGATAACAACTGGTCGTTCACGTTGTAGTTCAGGGGTGTGGCGCGCCCACCCTGGGCGACGGTGAAGGTGTTCGCCGTCTTGGAGCTGTACGAAATAAGCTCGTTATCAATCGAGAGAGTCCCAGAGTTGGGGAAGTACGTGGTGGGTTCGTTGACCACTATGGTACTAGTGGTGGCCGTGATATCGGTGCTCAACGAGGTCTGGGCCGCTTGGCTTTCGTTTATGATCTCGTAACGTACGGGTAAATTACCAGTTCTCATATAGGCCTCGTCATTGATGTTGTTATTGCGCATACGGTGCGCATAGACCCAGTTTCCGTCGGCGCCACGGACCATAAAGTCGACGAAACCGGCGCCATACCACGTGTACTGGAGCCCAATCATCTGCATCTTCGTGAGATCAATGCGGAATCCAGACGCCCCAGATCCATCGAGAGGGTCGCGGTTAAATTGACCCTGGGCCACACGAAGCTCCTTGACTTTCACAGCCTGGACGGGCGCAGAAGTCAGCAGGGGCGCCGCACCTCGATAGGGTGGATTGAAGGTCAGCAGTCCCGGGCCCTGGATGGACGTCACCTGATGGGTCATGCCGCGGATCACAACCTTGTCGTTCACCTTGAGCTGATCTTGGAACCGGGTCGTGGGCAATAAGAAAGTTGGATTCGTGGGTGTGGGATTTCCGGTCGCCACCGTCGCAGGCAAGAATCCTATAGTGACCGTAGTTGGTGTGGTGTTGACGACCCAGCATGCCCCCAGTGAGAGGGCGTTGGGAAGGCTTGTGGTGTACATGCCGTACGTGAGCGAATGAACCGTCACACTCACCGTGGCACTCACGTCACCGACCTGGACGTTAATCGGGGTTGGATTGGACCAAGTGCCGGTCGTGGTGCTCAGCGACCCGGTCAGCAGCTGCGAGCCGACCGTCGTAGTGACCGTACCGGCCAGCTGGAATGTCGCGCTTCGCCGAACCACAAAGAGGGTCTGGCCGTCGTACTCCCAGAAGAGCCCGTTCTGGTCGTCGAAACAGCCGGCGCGGATCGAGGCGCCATGCCATTTCGTCATGATGAATCGGGGCTGGTCGCCCAGAAGTGGAAGCAGTGTGCTGATCGGCGCGGTAGAAACGACGTTGGCCGTCGTGCTCTCCACGACTGATGAAACGGTGTAAGTGCCGTCGACGTTCGCAGTCGACACGCCCCGGATGATGATGGTCGCCCCCGCCTGTGGAATACCGTTGGGGATGCTCGAAACGATCGAGATGTTACTTCCGGCAGCCAGCGAAGAGACTGAAATGGATGCAATGTCGTTGTTGGGACAGAATAGGGTTCCCGAAGACCACAGAATGCCCTTGCCCGACTGGTACCGGAAAACCTTTTTGGACTGGCGGATGACACTAGCGCCATATGACGGCTGGGACGGGCTGACCAAGACACCACCATCGAATGGGCGGTGGATAGTAAACGAATAAGGGTTCATGTAGATGTTGGAATTGATTGCAGACGTCGTCGTGAGGGTCCCGGTCGTACTCACGTTAAATGAATTTGCACTCGAAATATTGGTCACAAAGAAGTTACCGTTGAAGGTTGCCCCTGCCGCGTTGGAGGTCAAGGGGGTACCCGGGGATAGACCATGTGCATTGAGGGTCGTAATTGTGACGTTAGATGTGCCGGTAGAAATTGCAGAAACCGTCAACTTCGACGTGGCGTTCGAGAAGATGCCTCCACGGCGGACCACCGCGTAGGCTGTCTGGACGTTCGAGGCCGACATGAACCCCTTGGAGACGTAATTACACGTGTTGCCCAGGAGGCTACCGGATTGGGTGAGAACGTTCGACGAGACCAAGAAGAAGCCCTCGGCGCGATTGGCGTTCTTCGCTTCGTTTGAAAGCCCCTGAACCGAAAGCACACTTCCCACGGGTGGTGGAAATGACCCCGCGTTATTTGAAAAATAAACTGTTATATTTGAATCTGGATTTCCATAACTGACGACGTTTGAAAAGGTGAAATCAGTTCCGGGCGTCTCGTAAAAGCTAGGGAAGCGCCGCAGCTCCTGGTGCGTCTGCCACTTTGTGGATTGGAGGCCGTACTCGAAATCTGCATCGATCAAAGACTGACCAAGGGACACGCGCTGACGTTCGATAGCGTCTGTCCCAAAGTCGTAAGGACGGGTCTTCGTCGGCAACTGATTCTTGTCTCCGAGTGTTCCGTCGATATTCATTACTTTAGTTTTATGTTTTTTCCTAGGTGAAAAACAGTCACTCCGCGACTGGCTAGTTGTCCGCTTCAATTTCAATAGTAAACGCCCAGTCCATACCGTTGTTATTGATCAGGGTTCCGAAGCGATCCTGAACCTGAATATTGAGCCGGTCCAGACGGACCCCACAATCAGTCACCTCCACGAGCTGACTATTTTGGGTATTCTCAGCCCAATGCATGATGCTTCCGGAACCAACAGACACGGGCACTTTGAAAGTAATCTGGCGGGGCTCGAGCGACTGAGTCCCGAGGTTCTCGATCCAGATGTTCACGTACGTGTCGAAGTTGACGATGTAGCTATTCGTTCCGTAAAACGCCGTGCCCTGCTGCTTGTCCACGAACCCAAGAAAGCTCAGCATACTGAGGGGCTGGACGTTCATGGTGGCCACCCCCCCCGCCGATGAGAACTGCATGTTGTTGTTCAGGGCTCCAGGGCTAAAAGTACCCACACCCGCTGTGATGGTTGTGTTGAGGGCGCTGACGAGGGTTGTGACCGAGTAGTTGCCGGGGGTCACAGTGTAGGAGACCGAGTTGACGTTCATCGTGTTGTAGGGCGCCCGGACGTTATAGAAGCCGACGGGTATCTGTACATTCTTGAGGGCCAAAGATCGGATACGGCGATGGCGATTGCCGAGGATGACCGTGCACTGGAAAGGGTTGCCCGCCACCTTGATCACAGACTGCTGGCCTGCTGGGTTCACGAGCGACGCCGAACCGGTATCGACGTGAATCTGGTACACGTGACTCATTACTACTTGAAGCTATTTTTTTCACAATGACTTTCTTTAAGATATTCTCTCAATGGTGACATAACCGGGTCCGTTATTTGAACCGGCGGTGTTTGTCTGATTAAATCCTCGGTTGATTGAACCGCCACCCAACCCACAATTCCAATAATAACTGGAACCCCCGTAACCAGTATATGCTGACCCTCCGCCACCCGAGTACCCACCACCGCCACCGCCGCTCATTACCATGCCTTCCGCACACCCGCCACCACCAAACCCACCCCAGCTACCACCACCCATCGCAGTTTGTCCTCCGATAGCTCCGTTTGTGAAAGAGATTGCTATAAAGGCAGTTGTGGACGCGGTGGCGCACGTCGCATCGCCTCCTGAACCGCAGCCATTGGCACCTGACCCGCCGTAATTTCCCACGCAAGCGTTGTACCCTG